TCAACCAATGTGGTTGACTAAGAGGAACAACTGCTGATATTATCACCGATCAATGGCTTCCAATCCTAGCGTAGAACTAGAAAATATTTCAGAAAGTGGTGGCGTTCCTAAGAAACGTATTGCCTCTCCTGAAAATCTTATTTCCATTTCAGATAAGTACATGGCTCAAGATGAGCAGTCGGCTTATCTCCGTTCAAGGGCGCAAGCATTGGTGAATGGTGAAGCTCCCTATGACTCTGAAGAGCTTAAAAATAAGGGACTTACACATGTTGTAAACTCCAACTTTGGCGAAGCATCGGCCATTATGGAGGCGGCTCTTGCCCCGTATATTGAACTCCAGAACGGTGTTCCTCGCATTGCCAATGTCATCATGGAGTCCTACGATGGTGATTCAAATGAAGACTCGGAGATCATCTCTGAAGAGTTTGACTGGATGCTCAAGGAGTGGAGCGATTTCCCCTACAACATGCAGTTGCTCTCTCGTGAGTTTATTGGAGATGGTGTGGGTATTGCCATGTGGCCAGATGAGAGGTCTATATTTTGGGAACCATGTGGATTAAAAGATTTTAAGGTGGCCCGTGATACAAAGGTATCCGACACTGCTATTGAGTTGGCCATTGTTCAACGCACAATGTCCGTTAGCCAACTTTACGACTATATCAAGAATCCCAAGATTGCTAAAACAATGGGATGGAATGTTGATGCGGTCAAAAGGGCTATTTGGAAATCATCTACCAAGACCGACCAGTGGAAGAACTGGAACTCCCATTGGGAAGACTTCCAACGTGAAGTTAAAGAGAATGATCTGTACGCTGGCGAGGCCGCATACCACAGGGCCAAACTTATCTATGGGTACAATCGTGAGTTTGATGGCAAGTTCACACAACTCATTGCCTCCCGTGATTGTGATGACTTCCTCTACGAGCGAAGCGGAAAATACTCCAACGTAAACAACTGTTTTGTCATCTTTACCTACGGAGTCGGTCAGGGAACATTCCATACGATCAGGGGTCTTAAACAGAAGATCTACAACCCGATTCAAGTATCCAACCGTATTTTGTGTCAAGCCGCACAAGCAGCCATTACATCTGGATTGATTCAACTTCAGGGTGACGCCGAAGCCATTCAAGACTTCCAATACATCGAAGTCGGCCCGTATAGCTTTATCCCTACAGGACTTACTCCCATCCAGCTTCAGCCTCCTTCTATTGCTACACAAGGTCTTCCTGTGTATAGCTTGATGACTCAGACGCTTCAAAACAACACTGGAAGCTATCGTTCTCGCGGACAGAACACCGATGGCCAAGCCCGCTCCGCTACTGAGGTTGTCCAACAAGCCCGCCAAGAATCAACACTCAATGCCGCTGCGCTAGAGTTGTTCTACACCCCATACAATAAATTGCTCACGGAGCAGTATCGTCGTGCAGTCTCTGCCGACCTTTCACAGTTGGACAAGGGTGGTAAACTTGCCATGGAATTCCGCGCCCGCTGCAAACGCCGTGGAGTATCCATTGAACGTATGCGCCAGTTCCTTAAAGTTACTGCAATGAGAGCAATGGGTGATGGAAGCCCAGTAATGACTGAAATGGCATCTAAACAACTGATGGAACTTTACTCTCTGATGGATGAGAAGGGTAAAGAAAACACCCTGCGAGCAGTGGTAGCTGGCATACCGGGTGTAGGATACCAGAAGGTTGACCTGTTTGTTGCCAAAGGCCCGCCCCGTAAAGTTATTGACTTCGACATTGCCAATCTTGAAAACGGTAATCTGCGTCAGGGTATTCAACAACTTGTCCATGATAGTCAAAACCATCCCGTCCATATTGAGGTTCATATCCCCCTCATGGCCGAGATTATCGATGCCCACAAGCAACAACAGATTCCCGACGAGCAGGCAATGCAGATCCTTCGCCCGCTTTCCGACCACACCACTGAGCACTTGGTGATGTTCTCCACCAACAGCTTCCGAAAACAAGAGGTCAATGAACTCAAGCGTCAGCTTCAAAACGTCACTGCTTATGTGGATGAGTTGGAACAACAGGTTATCAATAGGATGATGGCAGAGCAGAGCAAGATGCAACAGCAAGCGGCGGCTGGACCAGAGCAAGGTGGCCAGCCCGATCCTAAACAGATGTTTGAAATCCAAAAGGGACAACTTAGGCTTGCAGAGATGCAGGAAAAGCGTAGCATGGCACAAGAATCCCATGCACAGAAAATGGAAACTATCCGCCAGCAAATGGCACTCAACGATTTGAAAACCCGAAGTTCTATTCTTGATAAGGTTGCACGACCATCCTCTGGTGGTCGCCCTCCAATGATTGAACAAGCAGCACCTACGGCATAACCCAATGGATTGGAACAATGGTGACGCCCGCGAGTGGGCTAAAACGTGGGAAATGCCCCACATGGTAAAGGGGTTGAAGTTCTTGGCTAAACGTGTTCGCCCGCGCCGAACAGTAGGACCAGTGGCACAAGGTTTTGATCTATCCCCAGTATTTATCAAAAGTGCTGGTTTCTACGAGGGAAGCCAAGAAGTGCTTGACCTGATTGAAACTATGGCTAAAGGTGAGTACACAACAAAACCAAAGGTTGATTTCCCAGAGTCTTTTTCTCATATTAAACCCGAATAATTTATGGCAAACGCAATCCTAAACTCGTCCCTTACTGGAGACGCAGACTTCGCTGGAGCCGTTTTTGGCACCTCCGAACAACAAGAACCCACAACTCCAGTTGAGACAACTCAGCAGGAAGTTCAAAACGATGTTCCACGTGGAACAAACGACAATGAGAAGACCCCTACGCAGGAAGCTCCCGAAGAAGAGAAAAAGGTCGCTAAAGTTAGGGAGCCAGACAAGAAGTCGAAAGCCACCAAAGACCAAGTAGAAGCTACGCTAAAGAAAGCAACGACCAAGTCTTCCGATTCTTCTGAACAGGATACATCAGATTCTTCTGACAATGATCTGCCAAAGAATCCCCATTTTGACGATAGGCCCGTTTTAGAAAAACCAGAGGGTGATGATTCCGAAAAAGGCATCTCCTCGTGGAAAGAGATTAAATCAGAGATGAAAAAAGCCCGTGAAGAGCGGGATCGTCTCAAGGCAGAACTTGAGGCTACTAAAGAAAAGGTGGTTAAAGTTGAAGGTGGTGAAGTTGATTATCTCCGTCAAGAGGTGGATAGTTATAAAACCCGCCTTGCCGAACTCTCCCGTGAATTAAAGGCTGCAAATTTTGAGCGTAGCCCAGAATACGTTGAGAGTGTGAAAAAGCCGTTGGCTGGCATTCAGGGTGATCTAAAGGCTATTGCCGATGCCAATGATGCCGACTTTTCCAAACTGTGGCAGGCTATTACAGAACCCGATATGCGGAAACGCACTGACAGTCTTGAAGATTTAATTGGTGATTTCAAGCGCATGGAACAGCTTGAGGTTGTTAAACTTACTGAAAAGTTCCACAACTTGCGCGAATACCATGAGCGTTTCTCCAATGAATCGGAGTCCATGGCAGAACAGCTTCGCGCCCGCAAGGCCCAAGAAGAGCAGGAATTCATTGAGAATGACCAGCGTCTACAGAAGGCTTTTACGGCCAACGCTTGGACCCGCATGGAAGACCGCTACGATTTTTTGAAAGAGATCGATGGACAGAGCGACTGGAATTCAAGTATCCGTTCCGCCCGCCAAGCAGCATCTGAAACCAATCTAGACAGGCTTCCTGTTGAGGACAGGTCTACAATCTTGGCTAGAGCAGCAGTTGTCCCATTCCTTGAATCGGCTATCAACCACTATAGCAACAAACTCCAAAGCGTAACCTCCGAGAAGGACGCAAAGATTGCGGAACTCCAGCATCAACTGAAGTCAGCAATCGGTGCCACACCTAGCCTCGGATCTTCGTCTAGCGACTCTAGCGATGATGACGATGATACAGAAGATATGGGTTCAGTTAACTTTGGCGCATCAATTATGGGCAGGCGATAAAAATATCGCTTGACATATTAATGCAGTTGGGTTAAAGGTATTCCCAATGATCTAGTCTGGTTTGATCTCAGACGCCTGTTGGTGAGCGTTATCTCCTCCTAAGTTAGTTTGCCGTCTACCACCTACAGCGGCGTGGGTAACAGATTTCTTGTAATGGCGTCCCGCCCAATGGCGAAGGCGATAAACATTACAAAAAAACGCAAAATTAAAATTAGGAGAAAATAACAATACTATGGCTAATCTGCCTTCAACGCTATCGTGTGACGCGATTAACGACAATTTCCAAAGGGAAACTGGACGTATCGCTATGGGCACATATCGTCTGGGTCTTTACAAAGATCCGTACCTTCGCTTCGTGTCTCAGTCGGCTTTCCCCGACAACATGGGCATCACAATCACCAATACCATTGCCCAGCGCACTCGCGCCACTGGCAGTGGTTGGGAAGATATGAGCGTCAGCAATGGAACCAATGATTCCTGCTTGCCGCCCGTCAAAACCGTTGGCTACGCCTTCGACCAAAAGACCTTCACTCTTCGCCATCAGGCCGTTGAGTCCAATTGGATCTGTTTGGAAGATGTTCGTACTAGCGCGTTCCCTGTTGACGATGTCAACAACTACATCAAAATCCTCTCTGACAACGTGAACGTCGAGTGGGTTGAGCGTTACGACACTGACTACTTCCAGAACTCCACGGTCAAGATGATCGCGGCTGCTGGTCTCCCCACTGGCGGAACCACTGGAACTAGTGCGGCATTCCCGACTACCGCTCCTACGAGCGTTTTGACCCCGGGTATCCTGCGTCAGATCTACGACAACCTCTATCAGGACAACGCTGGAGATGATGGCGATGCGGTTACGGACGATGGTTCGCCCGTGTTCAACGTCTTCTCTGAACGTGCGACGATTGAGAACCTTATCAAGCTACAACAGGACGTTCGTCAGGACGTTCGCTGGAGTGATCGTGTGAACGACCTTCTGGGAGCCAATGGCGCGACCATGCTTCCCGGTAAATCCTATGGCGGGTACACCTTCCATAGCCGTCCGTTCCCGAAACGCTTCAACGATGGGCCTGCTGGCACGTTTGTCGAAGTTGCTCCGTACATCTCCACGGCTGCTGCTGGTCTGACCGCAGCGACCAAGGGCACGAAGTACGTTGTCAACCCCGCTTACAAGACGGCGAAATACTCCACCACTGTTGTGTTTCACCCCAAGGCGTTTGAGTGGCTGGTTCCCAACCCCAACCTGAGGGTCGGAAAGCTGAGCTATGATGCTCAGAACTATCGCGGCGACTTCCGCTGGATCAACGAGTACCATCGTCAGTGCAATCCTGACAAGAACAGTGGTTACTTCCGCGCCAAGATGGCTTGTGCGGTCAAGAGCGTGTTCCCCCAGTGGGCATACTACATCTTGCACTTGCGCTGCAACTTGGCCAACGATCTGGTTGCTTGCCCGAGTGGTAGCGGCTACGGGTACTTGGCGTAATAGCTGATACTCCCTTCATCAAGGCTTGCCTCGGAGTCAAATCTGAGGCAAGCTCTATGAGGAGAGATTAAATATTATGAACATCAAAATACCCAAAGGTTATACCTTGCCCGAAGACGTTAAAGACGGAGGCACGTTTGAAGAAGTTGTCACGTTCAAAGTCGAAGGCAACGAACTGTACCCCACCCAAATCGCTGGAGTGGAAATTCCCTCCGATGATTCTGAGTCGGAAGCTGGTAACGAGGTTGAAATTGACATGGCACAAAAAGAGCCAGTGATGGCTGTTAGTGTTGGCACGGGCAAAGGAAAGCCCCCTAAGCAGGCTTCCAACCCGATGAAGGGCATGGGCGAGCGCATCATGGGCATGGCTTGATCGTGGGTCACTAGGGTAAGTCTATGGCCCTTCCTACGCTCACAGCTAAGTTTGCAGAGATCGCCAGTCTTCCTAAAAAGGAGGCTCTGGCCCGCTGGTTGGTTGCTAAAACTGGTACAGGATCAATATCTGAGTATTGGTCACTGCCAGAGAAGTACATCTTGGCCAAGATTGCTTTTGCCTACGACCCATCAAACACGCTTGCCGATTACATCTCATTAAAGAATCAGTGGCTGTGGAGCGCGATTTACAACAAAATATCAACCACTGTTGTCGTTAAAGACATAGAGATTGATTGGGATGAAACGCTTGCTCTTGGGTATATTGCAGCAGCACTACGCAACGATGATACCTACTCCAGTGTTTTGGCTTACATTCAGTGGCCAACAAAGTATCAATTGGCATCAATCATAACATCTATTGAGCCATGAGCATTGAAGAAGTTAAGGAGCAACGAGGCGTCAAGCTCACGCTCAGTGAGTTTATAGCTGGGTTTGCATTGGTTATCACTTTATTTTCTGCTCTCAACGGTTGGATTGTGCTTCCAGAACAGATGCGCCATATCAACTCCAACGATGCAAAGCAAGACGCCAAGATTGAAATGATGGAACGCACATCTGCTGAAAGATCGGAGCTTTTGGCCCGCATCGATGAGCGGACACGCAGGATAGAAGAATTCTTGCAAAGCAAGGGGCTTTGATCTACGATTTACTCCAATGAAAGCTCTATTGGCAAAGCTGGCTGGAATATCCTCCGCAATCTTCAATTTCTATGCCCCAATTCTGAAGCAGGCATTGGCGACTGGAGTTGCAGCATTACTTCCCATTGCTATTGATATCGTTAAGTCGTTGGCAGAAACCAACAAGACTGGTTCACAAAAGCGCGAGGCCGCTGTTAAAGAACTTAAAAATGAAGCTACCGACCTTGGGTTGAAAGTTTCGGAATCCATTATTCGCTTCACCATTGAGTCGGCGGTGCAGAAATTAAAACTGGAGGACGAGATTTGAAAAACGCCATCCTAAAGTTTTTGGTTTCAAAACTTGGCGGTATTCTTACCCCCATCATTGCTGGACTTATCGGTGGGGCTATTGGGAAACTTGCAACATTTGACTCTAGCCTTGCCAACAACGTCGATCAAGTAGCTGTGACGGGATTTGTGGTTTCATTTATTCTGGCAGTAGTCAACTATTTCACCAACAAAGTGCAGACCGATGGAATCAAGAGCATCCAAGCACTGGTCAATACAGATCAAGACGGGATTATTGGACCAATCACCTACACTGAAGTACGAAAGGCCATCCCTGTCCAGCAGTGATCAACCAACCATTAAATGAGGAACAATTAAATGCCATCTTCCAAAGACTTCATCCAGAGCCTTCCAGACAACGGTTCATCGTGCGGCTGCTACGTTCCATTCGATTCACAGTCAAAATTTCCAGAAAAGCAGGTAAAATTGCCAGCTACCTCGGAATCAGAGGTGGCGCGGATTTCTAGGGCATGGGACATTGGCAAAAAGTGCGGCCAAAGCGATGATTGAAAAACTTGCCGACATTGCCTTGTCGCAAGTCGGAGTAAAAGAAGTTGGTGGCAACAATCGCGGGGCAAAGATCCGCGAGTATCAATCGGCTACAAATCTGTCTCCCGCTGCTTGGCCGTGGTGTGCAGCATTTGTTGACTGGTGTGTATCACAATGGTTGACCGATAGAAAGAATGTGAAGTGGTTGTCCCTGAAGGTATCTTCTCCATCCACTTGGCGTCCCAAAACCGCATCAGCATTTGGACTTCTTGAGTGGGCGAGAAAGCACCCCAATACCACTACGATCTTGCCCGAAACAGCTACAGTTCAGAATGGGGATATTGTTGTATTTGACTTCTCCCATACAGGTATTGTAATTGGTGGTGGAAAATTATTTATTCAATGCGTGGAGGGCAATACCAATGGAAAGGGAGAGCGCGACAGCGTGTCTGGTGATGGCGTATGGTTGAAGCGCAGAAATGTATCACTAGTAAGGAATTACATCAGAATCCATCCATCGAAAGTCCAATGAAAGATAAACCAAAACAGCGTCCGAAATACAAAAATCACAAGCCCGTGCAAAGTGATTGCCCATACTGTGGGTCAAAAAATATTGAACATGTTTACATCAAACATGTCGGATCAATGAGAGTATGCAAACAATGCCGAGAAGAATTTTGAAATGGTTGCAAAAATACAGTCTATCCTTTCTTCGTTTGGAATTGAAAACGAGGACGCCGCCCATGCCATTGCAGATTGGGTAGCTGCAAAAGATAGCGTAGCCAACAAACCTAAAAGCCTGATAGGGTCTTCAACCGATGAAACGCTACGCATGGTGGGCCAAGCACTCGCAGAAATGTTTGAAGCGGGATTTGCTGTCGTTACATACAAAGAGGGGAACGAGACAAAAAACGCTTTTACAAAGTTTGGCAACGATTACGCTATTGAAGGTATCATTGGGAATATCCACGACATTTTTTACTCTGAGGACGATGATGAGGACATGGACGATGGAGACCTCAAAAAGGCTATAAAAGATTTATGACATATGATGAAGACGTACTATCAATTGCAACAAGACTCACTTCCAACGACAGGCAGGACCACTACGGCCCGCCCCATGAAGACTTCTCTAGATCGGCTAAAATGTGGTCGGCCATACTTGGGGTTGATGTTACTCCCCAGCAATTTGCCTTGTGCATGATTGCGGTCAAGATATCCCGACTTACCGAAACCCCCACCCATAGAGACTCGGTAGTAGATATAGCTGGATACGCCCGCTGCTACGATCTCTGCAACCAATCCCAATGAAAAAAATAGCCATCCTATCGGACTTCCACTGTGGTCATAAAGTGGGACTAACCCCCAGCGGGTATTTGCCCGACGATCCCGCAGAACGCAGAGCAGGATGGATCAAAGCCAATAAAGCCTACTACCATTGGTTTAAACGCCACATCAACGCCCATGGCCCATATGATATAGTATTCATCAATGGAGACCTTGTAGACGGCAAGGGAAGCAAATCAGGGGGCACGGAGCTTATCACCACCGACATGGAAGAGCAGTGCGACATGGCCGTTAAGATCATTAGAGAGATACCAAAGTCAAGCAACTGCAAAATAATTATCACTAGGGGAACACCCTACCATACGGGAAATGACGAAGACTGGGAAAACACCATTGCTCAGAGAGTAGATGCTAAGATTGGAGAGCATGAGTGGGTGGACGTTGAGGGAGTGGTATTTGATTTGAAGCACCACCCCGCAGGATCAAGCTCCATTCCCCACGGACGCCATGGTGGGGTGGCTAGAGACCGCCTGTGGAATATCATGTGGAACGAACGCAATATGCAGCCCAAGGCCGATATCTTCATTCGGTCCCATGTCCACTACCACAACTTCTCAGGCGGGCCAGACTGGCTTGCTATGACCACTCCAGCCCTTCAGGGCATGGGGTCGCGCTATGGTGCAAGACGCTGTAGCGGGATTGTGGATTTCGGATTTGTAGTGTTTGAGGTAAACAAAGGAAAATACTCATGGCAACCCATCGTAGCTCAACTAGAAGAACAAAAGGCAAGTCTAATCAAATTGTAGTCGGAAGCTGGGACGATGCTTGGTCCAGAGAAAGTAGCCAAGCCACTACAATTGAATCCATGAACGCCGATGGGTGGAAGACCATCCGTCAGGCTTCAGAGGCTATGGGGATCAATGCTAGCACCATAGGGTCAAGGGTTCGCAATGGATACTTCGATACTATACAGAAACGAGCCTTGTCTGGCGGGTGCCACAGGATGGTTAATTTTATCAGACCGAAAGGCCCGCTAAAGAGAGATCTTGTTTAAAAGATTGCGGCGTTTAGCGCAAGGTGACTCTGGGCGTAGTTTCTTTTGTTCGTCAAGGCATGGCAGTTTGAGTGCTTTGGCTATTGGTTTTGCCAGAGCTTCAACAATATCACCAAGCCCCTTAATACCGTGGGGGCACTCATCGGGAGCACCTACAGAGGCTCTCCATGCTGGGTCAGATCGACAGGCACGGCAATGAGCGCGGCTGTGGCAGTGGGCCGAATCAGAGAAATTTACTACCATGAAACTGTGGCTGCGCCATCATATGCAGATGGCTCTCCAAATTCTGGTCCGCAAACAGTTGTATTTGATAGATTAGTTCCATTGGTTAAATCAAGTGATGTTCCAGAAAATTGAACCAATTCATCACCAACTGTTGTAAAAATAAATAATTGCAATGAATTATCAATACATTCCAACGCAATATCATGGGTGGATGTTACAAGATGCCATTGTCTAAATTCTTCTGTTCCAACGTAATCAAGTTCATATGAACCATTGGGGAGTGATGTTGATGGAAATGCAGGACATGCAGTAACACCAGATATAACAACAGAAATTGATGTGGTTGGTAAAGATAGACACCCGCCACAGCATTCTGGACAATACACACTTGATGTGTGGGTAATCATCGGATTAAAGATTGAGCGTCACCGTAACCGTGCCATCTTGACATAGTGCCTCAATTGAGGCCGCATCCAACCTAGATTCAATATCTTTTATTCTTTGCTCAATATAATTTAATGACTTTGATAACTGTTGATTTGAGTCATCTCCCCATATATTGGTATTCCTGTTATCCCAAGGGTTGGGAATAAATGAAGTTTCGGCAAAAATGCTGCCCAATGGTTGGGCTGGCATCGGTACACCCTCGTAGTATGATTTATCCATATTATGTAACGGTTACTGCCAATATTGCCGATGCAATACCAGTAGCGGCGGACACAGCTATTGTGAACTCAAAATATCCAGCAGATGTAAATGTTCCGTAAATACGATTCTGAAATTCATTGAATTGCAGTGTTGGTTCGACATATGCACTAACAGTATAATCCATTTGTCCACCAACTGTTCCTCCAGAAATTACAATTTGATAAGAAAATGGAGTTCCAACAGTTGCTGTTACTGGTATTTTTCCAATAGAATTAGCTCCAACTATTGTGGGTGGAATTATTTTATTAACAATAGAATTGTAACTGTTTAAACTTGTTACTGCTGCTGGAATTGCGCGACTTTTGGCCGTATAAACATTCTGAATATCAACAACTGTAACCTCCACCCGTGTGTATCCAAATCGATATGGAGATGCAGATACATTGGTAATATATCTTCCAAGAACAAATTCTGGCGGATCTGTAGCTGGAATAGAAGGAGATGTTCCACTGGCACTAGTCCAAACAACCGACCCATTGTCAGATGATATTGACATTCCAAACAATGGAACAGATGTGGTTGCATCTGTAACGTCTCCAATTGTTGTTATAGAAAATGGTATTGCATAATGGAGTGTTGGTGGTATTTTAGACACGCCAGTTGATATTGAATATCCTCCACCACTTGAATTTGACGAAGAAATATCATCTCCAAGAGATAGCGATTGAGATGTTTCTGTAGAACTTGTTCCGCCAGTCAATGTGATTGTATAGGCAATCTGTTTAGGATACGGCCAAATTTGTGTGCGAAGTCTGCCACGAGTAGCATCTTGTGCTTGAAGTTTGGGAAGTATGTGTTGAGTTACCGAACTTTGATTTTTAGGAAGAAACATCACCGCTTTAATAGATTCAACTATTCCGCTATACCCCTGTTGTATGTCGTAAGCTATATCACCACCAACGGATGATTGTGAGCTTGCTCTCCAAGAGTAGGCATTACCAATCCCAGTTCCCTCTGATTTGCTTCCACCTTGAGATATTAAAAGTTTAATACTTTTGAGCATATCAGGAAGTTCCACCGAAGACAGATCTGGCACCTCGTAGTAATAGCTATCAAGACTGGTTGCGATCTCTGTGAATTTATACTCTTTCTTTAGGCTGCTTGCAGTGTCTTGAGGATTAATTTGTTTCCTGTTTCCAGTTACATTGGATATCGGATCTGTAGAAACAATTGTTTCAGAATATGGAATAACAATATCAAGCGACTCGTCGTATTCCTGACCATTGAGTATTGGGCCACTTAAAATATGGCGTTCCGCAATACTATCTACTACCAGATTATTGATCGGATTGTATATGACCTTTGTTGAGGAGGTGGAAGATCCAGCTAAATAAGCCCGCACCGAATCTGACCGATAAATTATCTGACTTGTGCGACTAATGGCACCACGGGCGGGATCGTAGATATCTTCGTATCTAACTGGACCCGGTAATTTGTAACTTTCCACAACACGATCAACAACTAGAGTATTGATTGGTTGATAAACGGTTTGAGTTATTCCTGTTTCATTCCCAGTGATAGACCCAACAAGCCCGCCATTGTCGTAGGTGGTCTGGCTCAATCTCTGCACTGCCCCACGGACCTCGTCGTAAATATCCTCCCTACGCACTGGACCGTCTAAATCGTAGGTTCTTACAACCTTGTAAACCAAGTATTGGCTATATGGAATATACGATGTTTCCGTAATTGTCGGAGCATTGTAAACAATTGATCCAACTTCATTTCCAGTGATGGGAAAGAGTTGTTTGGTTTCTTTAATCGGGCCAAGCCTCTCATCGTATGTATTCTGTGTCTTTACAGGAAATGGAGAGTTGTCCTCGTCATCAATCGATGAATTCCAAGTCTCTTCGATTTCCGATGAAACAATTGCCGAACCTTCGCGGGCTTCGTAGCTGATTTTTGTTGAAGAACTTAAACTGGCTTCTTGTCCTGTGTTTTTTACAAACCTGCGCCTACCTTGGATTGGGCCGAGATCGTCATCATATCTTGTGAACGGAACCCAAGGGGCTGGAAGAATCTCGTAGGTCCAAACAACACGTTCATCACTATTTCCATTTTGTGCGCCAGTGAACACATGGTTGGGATACCTAGCAGAATCGGGGTGGGGGGATAGATCCTCTGGGATCTTATAGTTTTCAACACGGGGATCTTTCCTGATTGAAATAATTGGGAAATCTCTATCACTATTGGAGTAGCCCGATACAAAAGATTTGCCTAGAGGGGGATATTCAGTAGCCATTGGTGGGATAAGGTAGTTTAAAAAAAGTTGGATATCAAGCGTATTTTGGGCTTGCAAAGCCATTGGGTTGCGCTAGATTACCACCTTCATATGTGTGTGTGTGTTTGAAGTGTGGCCCTGTCTTTCTTGATGGGGCCACATTTTTTTTGAACATTTGGTTCAAGATACTGTCAAAACCAACTCACATATAAATCACAATGGCATTTAACAATCCCAACAACAGCGAAAAAAGCCCGATCATCTCCCATTTGTCACTGGCAAAGAACGGCCCCAAAATGGTCAAGGTCATCAGTGGACCAAAGATGGTGAAGAACAACACACTGTGCGTAGTCGATCTTTTGATCGATGGAGTAAAACATGGGTATTTCATTGACAATGAGGAGATTAAGGTGGGTTTTTCAAAACACATCGGCCAGCAAGTTGTGCTAATTGCCTCTGGTAACAGTCGCAATGGAACGGCCCAGATGGACTTCCAGTCTGCTTCCTCACCCACACCACAGGTTCAGACTAGCGGGCCAGTTAAGTTGTCGTCACAACCCCGACCACCATCAACCAACGGAGTGGCGACACCAGTTGCTGATGATCTAGCCGCAAAGAAGTATCTATGCCAAGCATCCAACCTCATGCGGTTGTGCGTGAAGAAAGCCAATGACATTGCGGTTGAACTTGGGCTTCCGAAAGAGCACCGTCAGGGAATAGCGACAACCCTGTTCATCCAATCGGATCGCAGGGGATTTATTGATGTCATGCCGCTCAGTGCCTACACGCCCGATGAGTTGGGGTTTGGTGCCAGCAAGGCCGAAAGTCTCGCCAATCCTCAACCACAGGAAGACATTGACGATCAAGCATTCTAGTTTCAAGGTTGTTCCTTGGGACTATGGAAGCTATTATGTACCAAGCAGACGCAACCCCCATGAAGGATACATTGTTGACACCGATGAAAACCCTTGGACTTGTTGCTGCGATAGCTACATGTTCCGCCATGGCAAAGACCCGTCACACAAGTGTTGGCACATTCGCTATGTCGCAAAACTTTTGGGTGTAAAGTTGCACTCCAATACAACAACAACAACAACTAGACAAAAAGTATGAAAAAATCAGCACAACAAAAAAAGATCGGTAAAGTAATGAAAGAATACGGGGCAGGAAAGCTCCATGGTGGAATCAATCCCAAGGGACCAAAGAAGGCTCCTATCGTCAAGAATCGCAAGCAGGCAATCGCTATTGCAATGTCTGTGGCAGGGATGAAGAAAAAGAAGAGCAAGTAACAGCAGGAGCGGGGTCCATCCACCACGGGTGGCCCCGCTGTCTTCTACGCAATGAAAATCACCAATATATATAGTCTCCCACAGCCTTTTGTGGATCTGGTTAGCGAAGACTCGTACAATAAGGGGGAGGCTCAATACTCCACAACTCAGCTTATTGGCCCGCCAAAAGTGAGTGAGTTGCTTCGCCGCCATGGTGATAAACTCTCAATCGACGCCTCAGAGAAGGTGTGGACAATGAGCGGGACAGCTAAACACTGGATCTTGGAGCAGATTGCGAAACGTAATCCAGATCGATACATTGCCGAACAGAGGTTCTACATGGACGTAGACGGCATCAAAGTGGGAGGACAGATCGATCTTTTTGATAAACAGACGGAGTGCCTCCACGACTTCAAGGAAACTAGTGTCTGGAAGGCCATGAGTGATGACAGGTTTGAATGGATAGCCCAAGGATCGATTAACAAACTTCTCTGTGAGATGAATGGCATCCACCCAAAGAAAGTATCCAATATCCTCATTATGAAGGACTGGAAGATGCGGGAGTCCAAGTATAAACAGGATTACCCACCTTGCGCTGTAAAAGAAGTGGAGCTTGACTTTTGGGGGCCAGAGGAGACATTGGCCTACATCAAATCAAGGATTGCCGCCCACGAGGGCGCAAAGAACACAATTAATGACGATGACATCCAGTGCTGCACAGAGAAAGAACGATGGAGAAAAGATGACAGCTATGCCGTACTCAAAGACAAAAAAGCAAAACGAGCGGTACCAAATGGGATTCACGAAGACAGACGTTCTGCTGAAGCACACGCCCAGAAAATCGGAGGTGTTGTTGAGGAACGGCTTGGGGAAGATATTCGTTGCCAAAACTACTGCAAGTGTAGAAGCTATTGCAACTACGGGAAAACATTAAAAACGGAGGAATAATATGAGCATTGAATACAGAGGTGAAAAGTTTGCTGGCTATAACAAGCCCAAAAGAACAAGTGGCGGTAATAAGAAGTTTGCCGTCCTTGCTAAACAAGGTGATCAGGTAAAGTTGGTGCGTTTCGGTGATCCAACGATGCCGATTAAAAAGAACCAACCAGCCAACAAAAAGAGCTATTGCGCTAGGTCTGGCGGAATCAAGGGAACCAATAATAAACTGTCGGCCAACTACTGGAGCCGAAAAAAGTGGGAGTGTTAATTTATGAAAAAAGGACTCTACGACAATATTAACAAACGCAAGAAAGCTGGCACTAGCCGCCCGAAATCTAAATCCACCATTGACTCCAAGGTCTATAAACAGATGAAGTCAAAAAAGGGCGGGTTCTCTGATAAGAAGAAGTAGAGCTATTAAGTGACGCTTAATATCTTTACGATAGTATTGGATGGTGCCCCTTGGTTGGGAGCACAGTTTGCCGAACTGACTCGTCTTAGAGACATCAAGTGGCATTGGTCCATTGTTGAGGGTGCCTCCATGGCGCAGAAGGACACCTCATGGATGGCCAATCAGGGGAATAAGATCTCCCACGATGGCACCCACCAGTTGCTACAGTCGTTTGCCAACCACCCAAGGATCACTGTTAAAAGCAAACCTACTTGGGACGGGAAGACAGAAATGATCAACGCCGCCCTAACGGATTTCAAAAATGATGGGGTATTACTCCAAATGGATTGTGATGAGTTGTGGACATCAAAACAGATGGCAACCCTAGTGGGTATGTTTGAAGGAAACATCCAACTCTCCACCCTTCAGGTATCCATGGACTACATGGTCGGACCCAATGTAATAGCAACCTCAACCAATGGTTATGGAAATAGAGATTCAGAGTGGGTGCGGGCTTGGAGGTATAGCACTGGAATGTGGATGGAATGCCATGAACCACCAGTGTTCAACGGTAATGGAGGGAGAGTTTATAGCCGAGACGATGCAGACCGATGGCTGGGAAAGATCCTTCATATGTCATGGGTCACCCCACAGCAAGTCGCACAGAAACAACGCATCTATGGAAAACCATATGCCAAATCTATAGATAACTGGCTATCGTTGCAGAACAATAGTCATTGGCCCGTTGATGATCTTCAGCAATTTCTTCCTTGGGTTGGATCTGGAGGCTCTGCCGATTTGTTGTTTGACTCATAGGATTGTATGCCATATAATTTAAAACTATGGCAATAGATCAACAATCAGCAAACGAAGCGTATTTGAAAGCTACAATTCTTGATGATAAAACAAAAAAAGAAATTGTTGACCGCGCCATTAAAATTGGAAAGAATTTTAATAGTAGCAAACCAATTTTAAGCAGTACAGACGAGTATTCCGTTGCTGAAGACTTTCTATTGAAACAAGGTCTCCACCCTGATAATTTTAATACACTGGCAGAATGGAAGATGGCTGTTTATGGGGCCATACCCGATGCCTCAAAAGAGTTCTTGTACTCATATACGCCACAAGGGAAAAGTGAAGCTAGAGCGTCTAAAACAGAGAGCGGGATTGCCACTATTAAATCATCCAAAAAATCATCTGATGCACAAGCGGCTGCAATGGGTGCCACTTCTGATGAGATTTCTCAATTTAATTGGAATGATAATTTTCAAACAAATCCAGAAACTGGAGCCATGTCTGGATATTCGACAAGATCTTTGGGTGGAGAAACTGGTCCAGAGTTGTTCCAGATGGCTGGACCATATGGCACAGCTTCAACATTTATGAACAGTGATCAACGTGAGTCGGCAAGATTGGCCGAGCTTCAACGTCAGAAGATTGCTAATGTTGAGGCAAATACAGGCATGACTAATAGGTATAGGCAGGAACAGCAAACATACGAAGATCAGGCTAATATGAGAGCTAAAAGGGCCGCTGGAGGATACGATGCAACTCCCACCAATAGATTCGGTCAACCAATTGAATCCTTTTGGGGCAGAAAACCAGAGTATCCAACATTTGGACGGGTATAATTGCGTCAATCAAATCTTGACCGACACTGGGTTAAATGGTATTAATTGACCCAAATGTCCAATCTGACCCTTGGTTTATGCGTTGAGAGGCTTCCAGCTTCTGTTGTACCACAGCCCGATCCGCCCGATCTGGCAGGGTTTGACGCACAGACTGAACTCCGTAACAACATTAATCGTCTCCTTGAAAGGTTTGTCAACGAGGGAAAGTGGGTGGGAACGGTGGTACAAGCATCAATCACAGCATACGAAGATGTTAATTTAAACAAGTTTATCACCCTTCCTCGCCACCTTGAGACATGTATTAGGGCTGGCAAGGCAGGGTATCAAACCCGCTCCGTACAGAGTGAATGGTACCAGTACCTACCACAAGGACGGGGAATCAGAAAATCGGATCAAGCGTACAATGGACCTGTACAGGATATGGGTGCTGGATTCACAACATTTCGGGATCTGTCCACTGCTTCAACGCTAACATTGAGCAGCAGCCAGACAGAATGCACTGGAAGCTATATCTGGATTCGCGGCAAAGACGCCAGTGGAAACAAGATATTCTCTACGGTTGATGGAGATATTGTAGAGGGGATCCGCCTTGACCTTGGAAGCGGAACCCAAACAACCTCCCAGACGTTTAGCGAGATTTACTCTGTTGAAAAGACTGTTACCACAGGAATCATTACTCTTGCGGCAGGAGCCACCACACT